TATTCCAGTCTATAGCGTGTAACTAATATAAGATAAATTAATAAATAGGAATTAATATAATGAAATTTAAAAAGAAATATAAATATAATATGTTATTACAAAATGATATCACTAGTAAAGATTACTTTTGGTTATCTAATACAAGAGATGATAAACAAGCGATAGAGTATTTTATTAGATGTTCAAAGAGCAATACCTTTAAATGTTATGGTGCTGTAATTACTTGTAATGATGAACAGTTATTTTTTGTTAGTACATCACAATTAATAAAAGAACCTTTAAAGCAAAGTCTACATAATTAAAACAGTTGGATTGGGGAACCTCAACAGGGTTTCCCAATCTCAACTTTTCAACCTAATTTGGAATTTCCAACCTGCTTTCGGACGGGGGGTATTAATAACTGAAACAAGCTGACACATAATCCCCTAATATTTTTCTAATATTTTTTTTAAGGTAACCTTACTTCGGGTTCCCTAATATGTAGTGGGGGTAGGGTTCCTTACATAAGGTTACCCTAATACGAGTACCCTAATAGGGTTACCCTAATAAGCTAGCCCTCAAAACTCTTGTTTAAAGATAAGGTATTATAGGGCCTTTGTCAAGGATTATTCTTTCCTTCTCTCTATAAAGTAATCTTTTAAAGTAAAAACGCAAAAAGTTCTTGGAACTACAAAGGTAATGTTAATAACTTGTGGGTAACTTAATTACACACAGGAGAAGTAATGTCTGATAAAGAACAAGCAGTAAAGATAATGCACAACGAAAAAGAATATGAATTCCTACTTTCAGAGCTCTCTGAAGAAGGACAAGCACAGTTTCAACGAGCTACGCAGCTTTCAACAAGTTGTATGCGTATGGAACAAGACTTAACAGAGCGTAGATTTTTAGTGAACAACTACATTAAGTTTGTTGTTGACGAAGTAAATAGTAAAGAAGAAGAAGACGCAAGTCACGATAAGCCAGAAAAATAATGGAACTTTCTGAAGCACTACACCGCCTTAAGCATATCGTCTTAAAACTAAAAGACGCAGAGATTATGGCACCAAACCCAGTAGTTCTAGAATATATAATTGAATTATTCGACATTATAAAGAACATAGAAGAACCTGAAATGATTGACGAAGATAAATTTAAGGAGATTTTTCATGGCACAAGCAAAGCAGAAGCTTAAACGAGCAATAGTATTCCCCGATATACACTTTCCTTTACATGACGAGAAAGCGTTATCGTGTGCACTACAAGCAATCGGAATAGTAAAACCAGATATTTATATCAACATTGGAGACGTTGGAGAGTGGCATAACTTCTCAGCGTGGAAGTATAAAGGGAAGAAACTACCTTCATTGGAGTTTCAACTACCTTATTGCGACCAAGACATTGATGATGTGAACGAAGGATTAGATAGAATAGATGCTGAATTAGATAAGCATAACGTTGAAAAAAGATATATGCTACAAGGCAACCACGAGATATGGATGGATAACTTTGTAGAGAAGTATCCTTATATGAAAGACTATACGTTTCCTAAAGCGTGTAGAATAAAAGAGCGTGGCTATAAATACTACGAATACAATGTTCCTTTAAAAATTGGAAAGATTAACTTTCTTCATGGTGCTTATGCAACTACGTACCATGCTAAAAAACATCTCGAGACATATGGAGCCAATATTATGTACGGCCATACACATGACGTACAGAGACATACATTAACAAAACTTGATGCAGGAACAATTGGAGCGTGGGGAATTGGATGTCTTAAAGATATGTCTCGAGAAAAAAACAAGTGGCTACGTGGCAGACTACACAACTGGAATCACGCATTTAGCATTATTACTTGGTTTCCTAATGGAAACTTTCAAGTAGAAGTCATTGAAATTGTAAATGGCAGATGCACTGTGTGGGGTAATGTTGTTGAAGCCTAATGCATAAACGAATTGTTAAAGGCGTACCTCGTTATGTATTTAAAGACGAAAAAGAATTTCGTTCTACCTTTCCGAATGAAGTCTTAGTTGAAGACTGGAGAAAAGGAGAAGAAAACGATTGGGTCCTTACTGACGATAAGAAGGTTACTCAAATACTTAAACGTAAGAAAATGAAGAATACTCATATCAGAGCATATGATGACTACTTCATAACATTACTTGGTCCATCGTTTGGTTCTGGTAAGATGGAAGGTGAGCCTAAAAAAGATTATCACTCTTTTATGAAAAGAACAAACGTAGAAGAGAAACCATTAACGTGGAGAGAGATACGATTTGTTAAGATGATTGCTCATGGAGAGCAACCTATGCAAGCATACCTAGACTGTTTTGAAACTAATAATGAAAAAACAGCAAAGATTAAATCGTCTGTACTCCTAAAACAAACAAGGATAAAACAAGAAGTGGAAAAAGAAATAGAAGAACTGCTAAGTGATATTGGTATTGATAAACGATGGACACTAGAGCAAGCAAAGAATATTGTTGAGAACGATGAAACGTCTGATGCAGTTAAACTACGTGCATTAGAAAACTTTATGAAGATACAAAGTATGTATCCTAAAGAAAAGAAAAGCGAATCATTATTATTGGGACAAGCTTTTACTGGATTTAGTAAAGAAGAAATACTTGAAATGAGCACTATGAAACTAATTAAAGATGGAAAAGAAGAGGATTAACATTATACCTCCTCCGTCTGTAATGGCGGAGCGTGATGAAGTATTAGCAAAAGCATACAAAGACTTAATATTTTTTGGCCGTGTATTTTTGCCACAAGACTTTCTACATAAAAGTGAAAGTCCTCAGTTCCACTATGACTTATCTAAAAAGTTAATAGCACATCAACCTGGAGCACGTATTTGTAATATCATTCCTCGTGGTATGGGTAAGAGTATTTTATCTAAGGCTGCTATTATGCATAAATTTTTGTTTGCTGAAACAGATAAACAAAACTTTGTAGCATGGGTATCAGAAGAACAAGGACAATCTGTTGACCATTTAAAATATATACGACACCACTTTGAAGAAAACGAAATGATTCGTTACTACTTTGGTAATATGGATGGTGGTAGTGTAGGTAAGAGATGGACAGAAAAAGATATTGTTACACCTAAAGGTGATAGAATTATTGCTAAAGGTTCTGCTCAGAGATTGCGTGGTCGTGCAGAAGTAGGTGTGCGTTACACTGGAATTATTCTTGATGACTTTGAATCAGAGCTAAATACAAAAACTCCTGAAAGAAGAGCAGAGTTAAAGAAGTGGATTGTATCTACTGTATATCCTTCACTAGAAGAAACACCAGGTAATGAAGGTTGGATATGGTTGACTGGAACTATTGTACACTTTGATTCTTTCTTACAAAACATATATGATGGAGTAAGAGATGCAGATAAAAATAATCGTAGCTACCCTTGGAATGTAACATTTCATAGAGCTGTAGAGGATGGAGTTCCTTTGTGGCCAGAACAATTTTCTTTAAAGAAACTAGAAAACAAAAGAAAAGAATTTATTGAAGCAGGACTAGTTAATAAGTTTGCTCAAGAATATATGAATGATGCTCGTGATTCTTCATCGGCTGCTTTTAAAATAGATAAAATACAAAACTATAATCATAAATTTGAAGTTAGAAACAACTATACTTATTTGGTAAATGACCAAGAAGCTATTCCAATCAATGTTTATATAGGAGTTGACTTAGCTGCTACTGCAACAAAAACTTCCGACTATCAAGTAATTATGGTTATGGGTATAGATGCAAATAAAAATAGATATATTCTTGATTATTTTAGAGACAAGATACCTGCATTTGATATGGCAGAACAAATTATTAAAATGGCAAGAGAGTATTCTCCAGTAAGAAGAGTGAGTATAGAAACTGTTGCAGCTCAAGAAATGGTAAGAGATATGACAACAAGAATGTCTCATCAAGATAGAAGATTAATGCCAGGAATATTTAAAGGAGTTAAACCTCCGTATGGAATTAAAAAAGAAGACAGGCTTGAAACAGCACTTGGTCCTATTGTTAATTCTAAAAAATTATATATAAAGAAACATATGACTGAAATAGTAGATGAGTTGTTTGAACACCCTAAACCAAAGAACGATGACTTGATGGATGCCTTGTATTATGCAGATTATTTTGCTAAAGCTCCTAGTAGCACGGCTATAGATGCACAAAACTTTGCACAAAACTTAGAAAAGAAAGCAAATATTAAGGCAAATAAGCTATATAACTGGATGACTGGGTCTATTGACTAGAAACTTCTTGCCTAACCAATTATAAAATTGGTAAATTTCAGCGTATAATTACATCCCTTTACAAAAAAATATGGAATACGACAAAAGAGCATCAGCAAACCGAGAACTTTTTGATAGGTACAAAAACGATAGACAAGCTTGGGAGCTAGATGCTAGACAAGACCTTGACTTTTATCTTGGTAATCACTTTACTGAGTTTGAATCTCAAGAACTACAACAAAGAAATCAAGCTGATGTCCCTATGGATAGGATTTCTCCTGCAGTAGAACGCTTAAAAAGTATGCTGACTTCTAGACCTCCTGTGTTTACAGTAGTTCCTAGAGAAGATTCAGATGCTTCTTTAGCTTATTTATGGAGAGAAATTATGGGATTTGCGTGGCAAAACTCAGAAGGTGATGCACAAGTAAAACAAGCTATACATGATTACTGTGTTGTAGGACTGGGATTTTTATATACTTATATAGATTATGATTCTGATTTTGGTAAAGGAGATGTTAAGTTTTCTTACTTAGACCCTTTTAGAGTTTATGTTCCAGCGTCTTCAAGAGATAGATTTTTTTCAGATGCAGATAATATTATATTGTCTACCATATTATCAGAAGACCAAGTATTAAATTTATACCCAGAGCTAGGAGTTAGTGTTGACCCAGAAACTGGAGAAGCAATAGATAGACTTGTAGATAGTATAACAACATATTCTTATGACCAAGATTATCCTGACGCTGTTAATAAAACGTCTATGAACACTTATACGCCAGATACTGTTAGAGGATATACAGATACTAACTATAAGCGTTTTCAAATTTTAGAAAGATTTACAAAAGTAAAAGTTCCTTTTTATAGATTAGTTGATAATAATACTGGACAAGAGTTTATTGTAGACGAAGCAGACTTTAGAGTTTTTATAGAAAAAAATAAAAAGATGTTAGAAATGGGACAGGTTGACATTGTACAGGTTTACCAAAATAGAATTAAAGTTACAGCAAGTATTGGTGAGGTAGTGTTATATGAGACTGTGTTAAATACGGATGTTTACCCTATTGTACCTATAGCAAACGTTTGGACCCAAACTCCCTATCCTCGTTCTGATGTTTCTAGGGCGAGACCAATGCAACGATTGCTTAATAAGTTATGGTCTTTGGCACTATCTCACGCTCAAGCGTCAGCTGGTTTAAAACTTATGGTTCCATTAGGAAGTGTAGAAAATGTAGCTCAGTTAGAAAAAGATTGGGCAAATCCAAATGCGGTAATAGAAGTAGACTCTACACAAGGAGAGCCTCACTATCCAGCACCGCAACCTTTAACTGGAGAGTTTTATAGATTGATACAGCAATGTGAATTTTATATAAACTTTATTTTTGGTATTCCAGAAATAATGCAAGGTGTTGGTGAACAGCCACAAACAGCTAGAGGAACAGAAAGATTGATTGCTCTTGGTAGTGAAAGACCTAAGTCAAAGCTAAGAGATATAGAATTTAGTATTAAAAGATTAGGTAAAGTAATGTATAACTATGCTAAAACACATTACGATGTACCAAAATTATTAAGATTGGCTCAACCCAATAATGATATAACAGAAACAATGGCTCAAGTATATAGTGATAAATCAAAAATTGTATTTGATTTAAAAAAAGAACAACACAACTTAGAGCAACATGATGTTGGTATTGAGTCTGGCTCAACACTTCCAACAAGTAAGTATTCTGAGCTTGCAGTATATATGGAAGCATATCAAATGGGTATTGTAGACCAAGTAGAAGTATTAAAGAAAAATCCAGATATATTTGATAAAGATGGAATTTTAAAACGAATGAACCAAAGACAACAAATGCAACAACAAATTCAGTCTATGGATGAAACAATAAAGAATTTACAGGGAGACCTGCAAACGGCAACAAGAGAATCTATCTCAGATAGAAAGAGAACAGAGGTTGAGAAATTTAAATCTCGTCTCAATGAGGTAGAGTCTAACGCCAGTGCCGATAGGCGTATAAACAAAAACAAGTTAAACGACAAGGTGTTGCTTGAACTAGAGAAATTACGTGGAGAAATCAAAGTGATGGAATCCGAAATGCGTAGTTCTTCTCAACAAGACAAGACATCGAAGGAGTAATA